AAGCCTTGAAGGCTGATGCCGAGCGCGAGGCCAAGATTGAAGCGGCCACCCGCGAGATCGCTGGTCAGGTTCGTCCGACCCAGAAGGCTGTCGCTAGCGACGTCGACGTCATCCGTTCGATGGCTCGTGGCGAGACCCGTTCGTTCACCTTCGAGACTCGCGATGTCGTGAAGACTTCGACGGGTGCACCGGTGCCGACGTCGTTCTACGACCAGGTCATCATGCAGGCTCGTCTCGTCGGCCCGATGCTCGACACCTCGACGGTGCTGCGCACCGCTGGTGGCGAGAACCTCCAAATCCCATCGCAGGCTTCCTGGTCGACCGGCACGGTCACTGGTGAAGGCACCGCGATCGGCGAGTCGGACCCCGGCTTCAACAGCTTCATCACCTTGAGCGCGTACAAGTATTCGTTCCTGGTGCAACTGTCGCGTGAACTCATCGAGGACTCGGGCGTGGACATCCTCGCCTTCCTCGCAGAGCAGACCGGCAACGCCATCGGCTACGCGGTCAACACCGACCTCACCACCGGCAACGGCACGAACAAGCCCAAGGGCATCGTGGCCGCCGCTGGCTCAGGTGTGCTCGGCACGACCGCTGGTGGCTTGTTCACCGCGGACAACCTCATCGACCTGGCGTACAGCCTGGACGGCGCAGCGCGTCGTCTGCCTGGCGTCGGCTGGATGATGAACACCGCTTCGCTCGGTGCAGTCCGCAAGTTGAAGGACACCGCTGGTTTCTACATCTTCAGCCCCGCGCTGGCAGATGGCAACGACCAGCTGTTGAACTTCCCGGTGTACGAGAACCCGGCCATGGCGTCGCAGGCATCTGCCGCCAAGTCGGTCATCTTCGGCCACCTCCCCAGCTACTACGTGCGTCAGGCCGGCGGCCTGCGCCTCGATCGCAGCGACGACTACGCATTCAATGCGGACCTCGTCACGTTCCGCGCCACGATGCGCGTGGACGGCAACCTGCCGCAAACGAGCCACGTCAAATACTTCATCAACAACAGCTGATAGTCGTTGACTGAAGTCCCTTGACGGGGACAAACAAGTCGAGCGGTCCGGCACCCAAACGCAGGGTGGTGCCGGGCCGCTTGAACTTTTATGGGCTAGTGTTGAGTTGACCTGCAAAGGAGGTCTCTGTGAATGAAAGTAATCATCAAGGACGTGCCGATGGATTTGCCGGAACCGACGGCGATCCTGCTCTTGCAGCTGGGCGTGGCGCACGAGTTGGAGGAGTCCGTGTTCGACCCGCGGACCGCATCAGAGCGCTCTGGTACTCGAACGCCCCGTGGGCAGGAACGGGCTACGGACAGCAAACCCAGCAAGCGGTCCAAAGGCTCATCAAAGACGGGCACGAAGTCGCGGTCCACTCGAACTACGGGCTCCACGGCGCGTCGTCAAACTGGAACGGAATCAAAATCTACCCGGCGGGGCTCAGCAACTACTCGGACGACATCATCGCCGCGCACTGGCAAGAGTGGACGCAGTCGACGGACCTAGTAAAACTGCTCATCACCCTGTTCGATGTCTGGGTGTTGAAGGCTCCGAACCTCGAGAAGATACCGAACATTGCGTCGTGGGTGCCGATCGACCATTCTCCATGTCCGCCTGATGTCGTCAACTGGTGCATGAAACCCAATGTGATGCCGATTGCGATGTCGAAGTTCGGGCAGAAGATGTTGGAGAACGTCGGTGTGCGCAGCGTCTATGTTCCGCACGGAATCGAGCCGGTGTTCAAGCCGACGCCGCACATCGTGGACACGTCGGGCAAGAAGATGACCGGGCGACAGTTGATGGGTTGGGGAGACGACCGTTTCGTCGTCATGATGACGGCCGCCAACAAGGGTGTGCATCCGCCGCGCAAGGCGTTCGCCGAGAACCTGATGGCGTTCGGGATGTTCGCCAGAAACAACCCTGATGCGGTTCTCTACATGCACACCGACGAAACCCCGTCGATGGGTGGCATCAACCTGACGGTGCTGCTCAGGGCGTGCGGTATTGAGCCTGAGCGCGTCAAGTTCGCCGACCCGTACATGTACCGCATGGGATACCCTCAGAACGCTCTGGCGGCCCTCTACAGCGCCGCTGACGTGCTTCTGGCGACCAGCATGGGTGAAGGGTTCGGCATCCCCGTAATCGAAGCCCAGGCGTGCGGGACGCGAGTCATCGTCTCGAACTTCACCGCTCAGCCTGAGCTGCTCGGTGACGGCTGGTTGGCGGAGGGTCAACCGTTCTGGGATGCGGCGCAGCTGTCGTGGTTCATCACGCCGAACGTGCCGAGCATCATGTCGGCGTTGAATGAGGCGAAGAACAATCGTGGCGTGTCGCAGAAGGCGGTTGAGTTCGCCAAGCAATACGACGCCGACCTCGTGTACGAGAAGTATTGGAAGCCTGCTCTCAAGGAGATTGTGGCATGGTGCCGGTCCTCATCGTCCCAATCCTGAACCGATACGATTTTCTCTCACGGCTCGTCGAGTCGATAGACCATCCCATCGGGCGTCTGCTCATTATCGATAACGGCAAGAAGTGTCCGCCAATCGAATCTCATTGGGTCAAGGAAACCTACGTGTGGACGGTGCCCGACAATCTCGGCTGCTGTACGTCTTGGAACTTCGGCATCATCGCCACCCAGCAATCGCCATGGTGGCTCATCTCAGGCAATGACAACGTGTTTGAGCCGAACGCTCTGGCGACATTTGAGATGGAAGCCAGACGTGATGCGGTGGTGTTGGCTGATGCTGCTCCGCCTTGGACCGCGTTCACCATCGGTGACGAGGTCGTGCAGAAGGTCGGATTGTTCGACGACAACTTCCATCCCTGCTATTTCGACGACAACGACTACATGTTTCGTTGCGATGCGTTGGGCGTCGACGTGGTTCAAGGGACCGCAAAGGTGAGACACGACAACTCCTCCACCATCCATTCGGATCAGGCGTTGTTCAACTGGAATCGTGACGTCATCTTCCCGCAGTCGGCGACCTACCACCGGTTCAAGGTTGCCCAGAACATGGTCAACGCGGGCAGGTTTGATTTGGCGAGGAGGCGTCGGTGCTCATTCCCGTCGACGAAATAATCGGCTCAATCGTTGATTCGTTGCGGTTCGAGGAAACGGTTTCGCTGACCAATCCCTTCCCGCATCTCATCGTTGACTACCCGTTTCATTCGGAGTTCGTTCACGGTTTGTCGCACGAAGTTGATCGACTGCAATCGTGGTTCAGGTACGACAACCCGTTGGAGAAGAAATCGGTGTGCAACCAGTGGGACCAGTTTGGGCCGCATCTGTATTCGTATTTCACGGCCATGCTGTCTCCGCAGGTCACCGAGGAAATCGGCAAGATGTTCGGCATCCAGCGGTTGCAGTCGGACATCGGTTTGCATGGTGGCGGTGTGCACGTGTCGCACAACGGCGACAAGCTCAACGTGCATCAGGACTATTCGATTCATCCGAAACTCGGGCTCGAGCGGCGCATCAACGCCATCTTCCACGTCGAGCCGATGTGGCAGCAGGACTTCGGTGGCGACCTCGAGTTCTGGTCAGGTGGTGAACAGCCGGAGGAGATGGTGCAGCGGGTCAGGTCGAAGTTCAATCGGATGATTCTGTTCGTGACGTCGCCCGGTTCTTGGCACGGTTTCCCTCAACCAATCGACGGTGTGGATTCGATTCGTCGTAAGACGCTGGCGACCTACTATGTGTCGCCGTTGACGGACGATGCCGTGGAGCGGTATCGCGCCAGGTATGCGCCGACCGACGCCCAGAAGGATGATGAGCACGTGTTGGCTTTGATTCGTGAACGGTCGGCGAAGCCGTGAAGCTCGTCGTGGTGTGCCCCGGTGGGGCGGTGACCGGCGGCCCCGAGGCTCAGCATCAGTTGGTTTCGGTGGCCAACGAGATTCAGCCGGGGTCGGCTGCGATTCTGTATCAGCCCCACGCGACGATTCCTGAGCCGTATCGCCGCTACAACTGTCCGGTGATCGAAATGAATCAGGTGCCGTCGGATGCGTTGATTGTGTTGCCTGAGATTTGGCCCGAGTTGTCGCAGTGGTTTCCGAGGAATCGGTGTGCGTTGTGGTGGTTGAGTGTCGACAACTTCGGTTCGCACGGCCAGACAGACCTGTCAGGTATCGGTCTGCATCTGTGCCAGTCGGAGTATGCCTGGCGTCATGTCCGCTGGAAGATGACTGGCAAGTGCATGATGTTGACGGATTGGGTGGAGGTCGCCGAATCTGAGCAGGTTCGTGGTGATCGGGTGGTGGTGAATCCGGCGAAGGATGCCGGGTTGATGCGCCCGTTCATGGCGTCGAATCCTGACGTGGAGTTCGTTGAGTTGCGCGGGTTGGACCGTCTCGGGGTGGCAGGAGTGTTGCGGTCGTCGGGTTTTTACATCGACTTCGGTCGCCATCCTGGGCGTGACCGTCCGCCTCGTGAGGCGGCGTTGGCTGGGTGTGTGGTGTTGTCGGTGTTGAACGGGTCGGCCAGATTGTCGGAGGACATGCCGATCGGTGACGAGTTCAAGTTCGAGTCGTTGGCGGAGGCGAACCGCAAGTTCGAGTCGGTGCGTGAGGATTGGGCTGATGCTTCGGATTGGCAGGCTCCGTATCGTCGGCAGATTGCCAGGCAGCGATACATCTTCATCAGTGAGGTTCATGCGTTGTTGGAATCGCTGGGTTGAACGAAGAGTAGGATTGACCCGTCATGGCAATCACCAACGGCTACGCGACCCGCAACGAGGTAAAGGCGGCGCTACGAATCGGCACCGCGGACACCGTTGACGATGTCCTGATTGACAACTGCATCGGTGCCGCCTCCCGGCTGATTGACGGGTATTGCAACCGCCAGTTCTGGGCTGCCGCATCGGCAACCCCGCGAGTGTTCCAGGCGAACACCGAATACGTCTGCGACGTTGACGACTTCTACACCACGACAGGTTTCGTCTTGAAGACCTCCTCGTTCGCCGACGGCAACTTCGACACCACCTGGGCATCCACCGACGTGCAGCTCGAACCGTTGAACGGCGTGCTTGACGGGCTCACCTGGTCATACGACAAGTTGCGTGCAATCGGCAACTATCTGTTCCCGACGGTGAACGCGAACTATGGTGAGCAGGCGTTGGTGCAGGTGACGGCGGCGTGGGGTTGGGCGGCGGTGCCCGACCCGATTATGCAGGCGTGCATCATCCAGTCGTCGCGCATCTTCAAGCGGTACGATTCGCCGCTCGGTGTCGCCGGGTTCGGCGACCTTGGTGCTATCCGTGTGTCTCGATTCCTCGACCCTGACATGGCTCAGCTCGTCGAGCCGTATCGACGCATGCGGATGTTCGCCTGATGCCAGCCACGATCAGCCAAGTCAAGGACGGTCTGAAGACCGCCATCAACACCGTCTCAGGTTTGCGTGCGTTCGACTACCAGCCCGATCAGGTGAACCCGCCGTTCGCGTGGCCGACGCTCGACACCATCACCTACCACCAGACCGGCATGGCGGCGGGTGGTGTGGTCATGAACTTCACCGTCACGCTCGTCGTCAACCGGGCATCGGAACGAACCGCCCAGGACCAACTCGACCAATACATGTCGTGGGATGGGGCCAAGTCGCTGCGTGCCGCCATCGAAGCCGACCGCACGCTCGGCGGTGTATGCGACGACCTCATCGTCAACGGGGCGGAGAACCTCACCAACATTGACGCCAACGACACCCTGTATCTGGCTGTCGATTTCAAGGTCGTGGTGTACGCTTAGAGCATGGCAAAGTACCTGGTATCCGGACCGTTCCCTGTGACTGGCGTTCAGCCGGGTGGATTTGTGGACGGCAGCGGAATCGACAATGTAGAGTTGTTGATTGAAGCTGGTGTCCTCACACCGGTGCAAGAACAACCGAAACCCTCAAAGGCCGATAAGGCAGGAGACAAGTAATCATGGCAAAGCTGGTCCTCAAAGACGCGAACATCGTGTTCAACGGAACCGATATCTCAGCGAACGTCGCGTCGGTGACGCTGTCGACCACCGCTGCCGAAGTGTCCACCACCGCATTCGGATCGACCGCACAGACCCGCGTCTCTGGTCTCATCGACAACTCGGTGACCTTCAGCGTGCACAACGACTACAACGCCATCGACGGAATCTTCTTCCCGCTCGTCGGCTCGACCGCAGTCACCTGCGTCATCAAGCCGAACGGCACCGCTGCCGCTTCGTCGGCAAACCCGTCGTACACATTCTCGGTTCTCGTCACCGAATGGACTCCGGTCAACGGTGCGGTCGGCGAACTCGCCACCGCCGACGTGACGTTCCCAATCTCGGGCGCAATCACCAAAGCCGTCTGATCTAACCCAACAACACAAGGAGCTAGGCAATGAAACTCGGGTTGACCGTTCACGGAACCGATGGCACAAAACGTGTCGCCGTCGTCGCATTCCCAGACTTGGTCAAATACGAAGAAGCGCACAACGTCTCGATGTCCAAAGTCGAAGACGACATGAAGGTGCGCGACTTGGCTTGGCTGGCGTGGCATTGCGAGAAACGCAACAAACTGCACCAACTGGATTTCGACTCGTGGTTGGAAGGTGTCGAGAACATCTCGTTGGGTGACGCCGAGGACAACGTGATCCTCCCTTTGGAGAGCAGTCAGCCCACTGGTTGATCGCCTATTTGGCGTGCGAGACCGGCATCGCGCCGTCGGTGTTGCTGACTGAATCACCCCGAATGTTGTGGACGATGCAGAAGTATCTGTATTGGCGTCACGTGAAGCAGAATCCGAACACGCCCTACAATCGGTGACATGGCAAAGGTATCGAGCGGCACGCGGATAGCAGCCGGGCGTGCCGGTGACGTATCGTTCGCCGCTCCAGGGTTGATGGAGTTTCTGCGTGCCGCATCGCAGGCGATTCCAGACTTCGACAAGGCGATGCGCAAGGCCGCAGAAGACGTGGCGCAGAAGGTAGTGGACGACGCCAAGAAGAACGCTGCCGCCCAGCCTCCGCACGGCAGGAACAACACTTCGGGCCGTTCGCAGGCTCAGGTCGTGGTGAACGGGTTGCGTGCCCGGCGTGACCGCATCCCGACCATCAAACTCGATCACAACAAGCTGTATCCGTCAAAGTCACGGAGCAACCGCAAACGTGGTCGAGGCAGGCTCGGTCCCGGACTGGCATCGGCTGGCATCAAAGGCTTCGACCGCAAGGTCACCTACGGCGACGTGTTCTACGGAGCCGAGTTCGGCGGTAGGGCACGCAAGACCACGCAACAGTTCCTCCGTCACCGCGGCCGCCAGGGCTACTTCTTCTGGCAGGCCGTCCGAGACAACAAGTCGTACATCGTTCAGGAATACTCCGATGCCATCGAGCGCGTATTGAAGGAGCTTGCCAAGGGCGCGACGTGACGCTAGGGTGACCGTAGGAGGCCCGCCATGCCTACTGAAATCAAGGCAGTCAAGTTCGACGACCTCAAGACCATCCACCCAAAGCAGTTCGCCATCTCGTGGCTCGGGCTGCAATCGTTGCTGACGATCAGTTTGCCGAACGTCGACAAGACAAAACGCGACCTCTGGTCACCCGTCGAGTACTACCACCTGTCGACCAGAGGCAACCGCAACGTCAAGAACGTGACGTGTCTCGTCGTCGACATGGACGGCGAATCATTCGACTACGCCAAACTCGATGGGCTCGAGTACCTCGCCTACACCACATGGTCGCATCAGCCCGATGACGAGCACTGGCACTTGGTGCTGCCGCTCGCCAAACCCGTGCCGGGGCACATGTGGAGCGAGGTGTGGGTGCAGTTGCTTGAGCGTATCAACGTCGTAGGTGACCCGCAGACCAAGGACCCTGCCCGCATCTTCTACCGTCCGCAGCATCGCCCTGGTGCGACGCCCGGTTTCAGGCAGCAGCACGGTGCGTTCCTCGATCCGCAGATACCTGAACGGTTCGTGTCGCGTCACCTCACCAAGTACCGCAACCCGCGGACCATCGAGCAACACAACTCGAGCAACGAACATTGGCGACCCGAATCGTGGTGGCATGAACCGCAGGATTTGTCACGGTTCAACGGTCTGACTCAACCGCAGATTGCCGCGCAACTGTTGGAGGAGTTCCGGGAACTCCGAAAGTCGTGGGTTCTTGACTGAGTAGAATCGGTCGTCATGGCCGTCACACGCGAGTTCGTCGTCAAGCTTCTCGCCGATTCCAAGGGTTTGATTTCCGACTTCCAGGCGGTGCGCGGCGAAACCGAAAAGACGTTCGGCGTCGCCAACGAAAAACTCTTGAAGATGATGCCCACCTTCAAGTTGATGACGACCGCCGCCGCGGGCGTGTTCGGCGGTCTGGTCGCCGGGGCGGGATTGGCGGTCAAGGCTGCGGCGGAGAACGAATCCGCACAGAATCGCCTGCGACAAATCCTGCTCACCACTGGTAAGGCAACCAGCGAACAAGTCGACGCACTCAACGCCCAAGCCGACGCGCTCGAGCAGGTCGGCGTCGTCGCAGGTGGCAACATCACCGTCCTGCAATCACAACTTGCCACGTTTGACCTGCAGGCAGCCACGATCGAGAAACTGACCCCGGCAATCGTCGACTATGTCGTCGCCGAGAAAGGCGCGTCGGCGACCGCAGAAGATTTCAAGTCGGCAACCAACGGTCTCGCCCAGGCGTTGAACGGCCAGTTCGGTGCATTGACCCGCGTCGGCTTCACACTCGATGACGTCACCAAGGACCTGATTTCCAACGGCACCGAAGCCGAACGTGCCGCAGCCCTCGTCGGCGTACTCAACTCCACCTACGGCGGATTCAACGCCTCGCTACGCAACACCACCGAAGGACAACTGCAGGCGTTCCGCAACTCCCTCGGCAAACTGCAGGAAGACCTCGGCAAGATTCTGCTGCCGCTGTTCAGCACTTTCGCCCAGGTATTGGCGTCGGTGGCGAACGTCTTGGCGCAGAACTCGACGACGGTCGGCATCTTCCTCGGGGCTCTCGGTCTGCTCTCGGCGGCAATCCTCGCCCTGGCCGGATACCTGAAGATTGCCGCATTCCAGAAGCGGTTGATGAACGACGAGTTCCTCAAAGGCATCCTGACGATGAAGAACGCCGAAGGTCAGATGACCAAACTCGGCGTCGCAGTCCAAAGCCTCGGCAAAGGATTCGCGGTACTTGCCGCAGCACAAGGCATCTTTACGGTCCTCAATGAAGTCACCAATGCCTCGGGCAAGGTTGAGGACGCAGTCAAGAGAACCACGGTCGCCATCAACCAGTTCCGCAAGGCTGGTGAGGAAGACCCGAAGGCGGTCGTCGAGCAGTTCGCTGCGGCAGCCAGGGCGATTCAGGATCAGTTCCGTCTGAAGGACGTCATCCAAGAGTTCGGTCGTGATTTCCAGTTCGTGATGGATGGCAACAAGGTCACGATTGAGGCGGCCGATGAGGCGTTCCGTGCGTTCCTCGACCAAGACCCGCAGAAGGCGGCGGCAATCGTCACCGCACTCGAGAAACAACTTGCGGTCACCGATCCGACGAGCCGGGCATACCAAGACTTGAAGGACGCCATCGACCGTTATCGCGGGGCAGTCAACCTGACCATCGCTTCACAGGAGACGTTGAATGAAAATCTGAACAAGACGTCGTTTTTCTCGTTCAAGAACACCGGTGCCTTGGCGGACATCAAGGTTGCGCACAACAACGAGGCACGTGCACGACTCGCTTCGGCTGACGCAATCGACAAATGGAACTCCAACATCGACAAGTTGACGAAGAAGTCTGGTGCAGCCAAGTCGGCAATCGACGTGCTTCGGGAAGCCAAGGAGAAAGTGAAATCTGCGACGCAGTCGTTGGCGGATGCCCAGATACGCGAACGCAACTCGCAGGAATCGTTGACCGATGCCACCAAGCGGATGCAACTCGCCGACGAAGGTGTGACCCAAGCCAAGGAACGTCTGGCTCAGGCGATTCGCGGCTACGGTAAGGATTCGAGGGAAGGTGTGTTGGCAACACGTGCCCTGGCTTCGGCGCAGCGTGACGTGCAGCGTGCCAACACGGCGGTCAGCGACGCATTGTCGCGGGTGACCGAGGCGGAGAAGCGTCTGGCGGATTTGCGTGCATTGAAGGCCGACCCTGAGAAGGTGACCGACGCCGAGTTTGGTCTAGAGAAATCGAAGCTCAATGTCGAGGAGGCGACGCTGCGTGTCAGCGAAGCGGAGAAGGAACTTGCCGAAACGTTGAAGGACCCGGAGGCTTCGCCGATTGAGAAGCGTCGGGCGGAGTTGGCGTTGGCTGCGGCGAAGTTCGGGTTGCGTGACGCGATTCGTGACGTCGGTGAATCCGAACGCGAGTTGATCGCGGTTCGTGCCACCGGGGCGACCGCGGAGCAGTTGGCTGAGGCTGAACGCGATTTGCAGGATGCCAAGACCGCGGTGCAGGATGCCATCGACCGTCAGACGTTGGCGGTGGAGAAGTTGAACGAGCAGAACGAGGAGTATCGCAAGATCGTGGAGGGTATCCGTGAGACGGATGCCGAATACGTGAAGTTGTCGGCCGACATCGTGAAGGCAGAAGAGGACCAGGCTTCCGCGGCACGTTCGTTGCGTGACCAGCGGGAGGCTGCAGCCAAGGCGACCGATGCGTTGCGTGAAGCCGAAGAGCAGCTGCGTCTGAGCCGCAAGGAGCAGCGTGTGGCTGCGTCTGGTGTGCCTGGGCGTGCGTTCGGTGGCCCGGTAATCGGTGGCCGCCCGTACATGGTTGGTGAGCGTGGACCCGAGTTGTTCGTGCCGTCGTCAACCGGGACCATCATCCCGAACAATCGGGTCGGTGGCGGCGGTGTGGTCGTGAACGTGACGGTGAATGCAGGTATGGGTACGTCTGGTTCGCAGGTCGGGCAGGAGATCGTGGACGTGTTGCGTCAATACACGCGGGTGTCGGGGCCTCTGTCGCAGTACGTGGCGGTGTAGCCGATGGCCAAGACCGCCAAGTGGGGCCAAACCTACAAGGTGCTGCTGGACACCGGGCTGCTGCAGAACGAGTTTCAACTCGACTCCTCGCAGCTCGACGGCACGAACGTGCTGGACGGGACTGTGGATTTCGCTGACGTCACCGAGTACGTGCTGTCGGTCAGCATTCGTCGCGGGCGACCGGACCAGTTGTCGCAAATGCCCGTCGGTCAAGCCAGCCTCGTGCTCGACGACCAGGCATCACAACGCTCCTTCGACCCGTCCAACACGGCGTCGCCCTATGTCGAATCGGGGTACGGCATCGCACCGATGCGCTACGCCCAAATCTACGGTGGCACCGCAGGTGACGAGCCGCTCTTCGTCGGCCGTGTGCAGGACTTGGACATCGAGTACGAGCAGCCGAAGATTTCCCGTGCCGTCATCTCGCTAGTAGACGACCTCGCGCAGCTCGCACGCACCAACCTCAAAGCCTTCAACCCGTCCAGCCAGTTGACCTCCGCCCGGGTGTCGGCAATCCTCGACCGGCCCGAAGTCTCCTACTCGACCGCGACCCGCAGCATCACGACCGGCAACTTCACGTGCGGCACCGTCGCCTACGACGACAACGACAACGTCAAAGCCGCCATCGACGCGGTCGTCATCGCCGAAGACGGCCGCTTCTTTGTGTCTCGTGGTGGCACGGCGACGTTCCAGCCGACCGTCGATTTCACATTCGGCACCGCAACCTTGAGTTTCGGAGACGCAGGCGGAACCGCCATCCCATACCAGGCGTTGTCCGTCGGCTACGGAGTCGAAACCCTCTACAACAACATCCAAATCGGTGTGCAAGGTCTCGCTCTGGCGACCGCATCCGATTCGACATCACAATCCGAGTTCGGCATCCAAACCTTGAGCCTCAACGACGTGCCATTGAACGACCTCGCAGCAGGCACCACGCTCGCCCAGAACCTGCGCGACAAATACAAAGACCCGGTATTCCGCTTCAACGAAATCAGCATCGTGCTCAACGGGCTGTCGGCCGCGAACGCCCAAGCCGTCTCCACGCTCGAGATAGGCGACCTGGTGTCGGTGACCAAGAGTTTCACCGTCGGCTCACCCACCACCGTCCAGAAGACGATGTACGTGGAGCAGATCACCCACAACATCACACCCAACAGCCACACCATGACCCTCGGTCTCGGCCAGGCTCAACTGCTCACCTTGTTCATCCTCGATACTTCTGCTCTTGACGACACCGACGTTGGGCTAGGATAAGCACCCGTATGGCCAAGCAAACGTTTTCAAGTGGGCAGACGCTGACCAGTCAGCAAATGAACGACCTTCAGGCGAACGACTACAACCTGTCGGTCACCACGCAGACCGCGAACTACACGCTTGTGGCCGCCGACAAAGGCACACGCGAAGTGATGAACATGGGTTCCGCTGGAACCGTCACCATCCCGAACTCGACGTTCAACGCCGGTGACGCAGTGTGGGTTCACTCGATCGGTTCGGGCACGATCAGCCTGGTCGCTGGTACGGGTCTGACTCTGAACTCTTCGGCTGGTACGGCACCGACATTGGCGCAATGGGAGGGCGGAGTCGTTTATTTCACCAGCGCGTCAGCAGCAATCTTTTTTCGCGGTGGCGGCGGCAACCTTGTAGAAGTTGAATACGTCGTAGTCGCTGGTGGTGGCGGCGGTCAGTCGAATGCGCAAGGCAACGGTGGTGGTGCTGGTGGCTTTCGCACGAATGTCACTGGTGCTACTTCTGGTGGCGGTGCTTCGGCAGAAGCGAAGTATTACGCAGTCAAAGGAACTGCCTACACGGTGACTGTCGGTGGTGGTGGTGCGGCGGCTACTTCTGGTTCAGTATCGGTATTCGGTCAGATTACTTCTGTCGGCGGTGGCGGTGGCAGTCAAGGGTCTGGCGCAGGGAACTTCGGTGGCTCAGGTGCTGGTGGTGTGGGGTCTGGCATTGGTACGGAAGGTACTGGTATCACGGGTCAGGGATACGCAGGTGGCAATGCGGCGGCAGGTGCAGGTACAGGCAACGAAAGTCACGGTGGCGGTGGCGGTGCTGGTGCGGCGGCGGCATCTATCAACGCATCATCAAGCACAGGTGGCAACGGCGGCAACGGTCAAAGCACAAGCATCACAGGCTCATCAGCAACTTACGCTGGTGGCGGCGCAGGTGGTTCACGCTTCGCAACATCAACCGCTACGGGTGGCACGGGCGGCGGTGGCAATGCTGGTAGCGCAGGTTCTACGAATACTGGTGGTGGCGGCTCAGGCGGTCACGCAACATCAACATCAGGCAAGGCTGGCGGCTCAGGCATCGTCATCGTGAGAAGTACCACACCTGCCGCATCAACGACAGGAAGCCCAACGTCAAGCACGACGGGTGCTTACACCGTTTACACATTCACCGGCAATGGAAGCATCACCTGGTAGGTATCTAATGGCACACTTTGCACGCATTGAAAATGGGATTGTCCAAGAAGTCAACGTAATCAACAATGCTGATTGTGGCGGCGGCGACTTCCCTGAGAGTGAACCCGTCGGTCAAGCATTCATCGCTTCGCTAGGTCTCGCAGGCCAATGGTTGCAGTGCTCCTACCACGGCAACTTTCGGGCCGCGTATCCCGGCATCGGCTGGACATACGATTCGGATACCGACACATTCATCGCACCGCCTGTAGAAGTGGATGAAGCGTAGAGCCTTCGCAGCTCTACCCGCCCTGCTCATCGTCCTGTTCGCATCCCAGGCGAACGCTCAACCGCTCGAATGCCGCGAGGTAGAACTCGACGCACGATACGGCACGGCTTACGAATGCAAGGCGTCGTGGCTTCCTGACGGGTCACGCATAACCGAAGAACAACGCAAGACCGTCAACGCAATCGTGTTGTTGACGGTGGTCGCCCCGGTGACCAGGAGACGACAATGAAATGGCGTGAGTATCTGATTGAGAACGTGTGGACGTGGGCAGGCACCGCAATGGTGCTCCTCACCCTCACCGGGTCGACTCTCTATCAGGCTTCTCTGGTCACGCTCATCGTCGTTTCGGTACACTTGTGGCTGACCATACGAGGAGAGAACAGTGACGACACCTGAAGTGAACATCAAATCCAACGCAACCATCGCCAAAGCCCTCGACCTCGGCCAGCGGCTCTTCTCCCTCTTCCTCGCCAACGCACTCCCAGCGATCGCCGGTGGTGCCGTGATTGGTGTCAGTGTCGCCAAGGCGGCGATTCTGTCGGGCATCATGGCGTGCGTGCAGGTCATCCAGAAACTCGCTGCCGCTTCGGTCGACGGAGACTTGACGGCGGATGAAATCAAGGAAGCGTTCGGCAACGGCAAAACGGTCAAGAAGAAGTAAGGCGATGACTCGCCCGTACACCGGCACCAAGGATGGTGCTGCCAACGGCAAGCGTGCCGGGCTCGAGCAGTTCGTCCGCGAAGTCGCGGCCCTCTCGGACGGTGCGCTCTGGAACAACGGCACCTGGGTGGTGCGCAACATGCGCGGCAAGGAATCGTTGAGCGTGCACGCCACCGGGCGTGCAGTCGACCTGTCGTACCGCAAGGTCGGCAAACTCGGCAAGGCTGACGGCCGCAAGCATGCATTGCAGACGCTCGACATCCTGCTCGCCAACTGGCGGTATCTGCACATCGAATGCGTGCTCGACTACTTCCCGCAGCCGCACGGCAGAGGATGGCGTTGTGACCGTGCAGCCTGGCAGGACTACACGTCGAAGGCGATCACCGGGGCACCCGGCGGCGACTGGCTACACATCGAGATAGGACCGAAGTTCGCCGACAACGCCGAAGAATACAAGACCCGCTTCGCCCACATCCGCAACGGCACCGTCCCACCACCGAAGACCGATGCTTGACCAAGGCTGGGCCCTCGTCATCTCCGCGGTCGTCGCGGCGGTAGGTACCGTCATCGTGACCCTGCTCAGCATGTTCCGTAAGGAGAACCGTCGGGACCACGGGGCGGTCATGGATGCCCTCGACCGGGTATCCACCACGGTCCAGCGGGTCGAGGGTAAGGTGGATTCACACCTCGAGTGGCACATAAAGGAGACAGGGAATGGGAGAGTTGTTCGACGCAATAAGGTCGGAGGCCGCAAAGCGTCCTAACGTCACGTCAACCGAGACGAGATTGGAAGCACATCTCGGCAAGGAAGGCTGGAAGGACTTTCAGAAAGCCTGCCTTGACAAATCGTTCTCGACTTCGGTCATCACACGGGTCGTGAAATCGTCGGGCTTCAGTGTCTCGTATTCCGCGATCCAGCGGATACGTGTTGACATCCAGAAGCAGGCCGAACAGTGACCGCGTATGACCACCAGCGGGAACTCGACGAACTCCAGCGGCTCCTCAAGAAAGCCCAGCAGGAAGCGGCGGCGAACAAGCGGCGCACCGACGACCTCGTCAACGCGGTCTACACCGCGGCGTATGAGGCAGCCAAGGCTTCCGGCAGAGGACTCGCTGTCAAGCGCCCTGCCGTGGATAAGCGACGCAAAGGGCACGAGGTTGCGCTGGTTCACACGACCGACTGGCAACTAGGCAAGAAGACCTCGTCATACGGCATCCAAATCGCAGACAAGCGTCTCGCTGAGTTCACCGAGAAGGTCATTGCGTTGACAGAGATTCAGCGTGCCGATCACCCGGTTGACGAATGCGTCATCATGTTCGGCGGTGACATGGTCGAGGGCGGCGGAAACGTGTTCCCGTCTCAAGTCTGGGAGATTGAAGCCCACCTATTCGAGCAGCTCTTTGAGACCGCCAGACTCATCGAGCGGATGGTACGCACGTTGCAGGCGAACTTCGCCAAACCATTGCGCATCGTCTGCGAGTGGGGCAACCACGGCAGACTCGGACGCTACGGCGACGGAACCTACGGAGGAGACAACGCCGACCGGATGGCCTACCGCATCGCCCAAGACCGATGCAAAGACCTCGACGTCACGTGGCAACACTCGGACTCCTGGTATCAACGGTTCGAGATCGGTGCCTACAAGGTGCTGCTCGTGCACGGCGACGAAATCAAATCATTCGGCGGCAACGTGCCAGCGTTCGGCATCATGCGAAAGATGAACGCCTGGGCATCAGGCGTCATACCCGATTTCACTGACGGGTACCTAGGACATTTTCACCAGAACATCTGCATGACCCTTGCCAACGGTGGACGATGCTTCGTGACAGGGTCAATCGAGAGCGACTCGGAGTACGCCAAGGAGTTCGTCGCAGCCACCGGCAAACCATCCCAACGCCTGCACTTCGTTGATCCGGCACGAGGCAGAGTCACAGCGGAGTACGTCGTATGGCTCGCCTAGAAGAGTTCGGCACACTCGCCATTATCACCTGGCACGACACCTTCAGCGAAGAAAACGGGTGGCTGCTGATTGAGGACATCGCCAAGAAGCCGGCAGTCGTCCACTCGGTCGGCTGGCTCATCCCCACCGCAGAAGGCGGCAACCCGGACCACATTACCCTCTACCAAACTCGAATCGAAGACACCGACCAGGTCGATTCGGTGGTGCACATCCCGATTGGTATGGTCGTCAAAGTGAAGCTCTTGAACCGGACCGAGTTCAGGTAGGGTTTTCTTTGGATTAGCCAAGGAGGCGTCCACTAGGCTCGATGACGGCAGGTCCTCGGCCTCGGCGGGCGTCACGAGTCGACCGCCCCGCATCAGTTTCCTCCTTGGCTGATGCGGTCACATCCACGAACGGAGACACCATGAGAACCACCACAGCGGCCCTCATCCTTACCCTCGCCGCCTTCCTCGGGCTGATGCCTGCGCTGGCGGTAGAAGCCCCGCAGACCGCACCAGACGCGATTACAGCCCCGCAGAAGCCCAAAGCCACCACAACCACCACCCAAGCCCCAGAACCCCAGAGACGGCCTCTGGAGGTCGCTGACGGGCAATCCTGCCCAGGCTGGATAGACATCGCCCGTGAGGTCGGCTGGCCCGAAACAGAGTTGCCGATGGTCGGAGCGGTCACCTACTTCGAGTCCCGTTGCCTCAACTCCGTGCGCGGAGACAACCAGGTGTCATGGACCGCCTGGCAAATCCACACGAAATCGTGGTGCCGACCCAACCGGTACTGGCCCGACGGTTATCTGCAAGCCATGCAAATAGTGACCCGCTGCGAAGACCTGCTCGACCCGCACACTTCCGCCCGGGCCGCCCTCGCCATCTGGCAGGTTGGCGGCTGGAAGCAGTGGACGACCTGGCGGAAGGCATCCACCAGTTTGCAACCGTGATGCCGTAAGGTGCGATTATCCCAAAGGAGGGACAATGAAACCGACACACAAACTATGGATACTCACCGGCTTCACCGCCGCGTGGATCGGACTTTGGATGACAGGACCAGAGAACCCCGACGACACCTACTCGACGTGGGAGCTCTACGTCTTCGGTATCGTGCTCATCGCCTGCTTCGTCCAATCGGTTCGCATCTGGTCGCAATACTTCCAGCAGCGTGACGCCGACAAACTCCGAGAGTTGCTGAAGCGCCGTGACCGAAACAATCGCTAACTGGTCGAACGAAGACAACGTCTTCGTCCTACGCAAACCGAAGTGGCACGAACACGCACTCTGTTACGGCGTCTCAGGCGACATCTTCTTTGAGGAAGGCGTGCGTCGTCTCGTCATCGAAGCCAAGACGTACTGCAACCGATGCCCGGTGCGCATAGAGTGTCTTGAACATGCCATCGCCAACGAAGAGATCGGTGTTTGGGGTGGACTCACTACTAAGGAACGAACGCGAGAAGCGCGTCGCCGTCGTAGGCTCAAGGTTCATGGCTCACCCAAATAAACGCAAAGGCAACGCGGCAGAGCTTTTAGTAGCCAAATGGCTACGAAAGTACGGATGGGTGAACGCCGAACGCAGTCGTGCCGGTTGGACCGATGACCGTGGCGACATCGACGGCATGCCAGGCATCTGCATCGAAGTCAAAGCGGAGAAGAAGATTGACTTGGCTGGCTACATGAAAGAGCTCGCCAACGAAATGGGCAACGCTAGAGCGTGGACCGGCACCGTGATCGTGAAACGTCGCGGCAGCCAGGACGTTGACGACTGGTATGCGGTCATGCCCGCCAAGGTGTGGGCGGAGCTGCTCGCTATGCTTGACCGTCCCACACCGTCCCGCTAAGGTACTCAGCAATCCCGATAAGCCCACAACAAGGAAAGGCCCGCCAGCCCAATGACAAACGCCGACGAGTTCACGACCGCCGAAGCACCCAAAGACCGATGGGGTCGCTACCGCATCATCACCACGAGCGGTAAAGAAACATCGTTCACCCGCGTCACCACGATTGCGAAGTGTCTTGATGATGAAGGTGCGTTGACCGCGTGGAAGGGTCGCATGACTGCGACAGGTCTCGTGCACCGCAACGACCTACTCGTCGCCGCATCGACATGTCTCGATGACAAGCAGTCGCTCGACCGCATCGTGCAACAGGCAATCGAAGCCGCAGGTGCATCAAGCAAAGCGAACATCGGCACCGCACTCCATCAACTCACGCAGGCGATCGACCTCGGCCAGAAACCAGCAATCCTCCCCGGTCTCCAAGGCGATGTCGACGCATACGTTGCAGGCATCACCCGACACGGCGTCATCATCGACCCGCGGCTCGTCGAAGTGCTGCTCGTCAACGAGAAGTACGAGTACGCAGGTACCGCGGACCGCATCGCCCGATTCCGCAACCGTAAGCGCAAACAAATCTTCGACCTGAAGACCGGCAACATCGAGTACGCGATCAACGCCATCGCAGTCCAGATGGCGATGTACGCCAACGCCGAATACATCTACGACTGGCGCATCAAAGAACGCACACCGATGCCCGAACTCGACAAGACCCGCGGCGTCATCATCCACCTCCCAGCCGGGCAAGCCAAGTTCGACCTCTACGAACTTGACCTCGTCGCCGGGTGGGAAGCCGCGAAGATGGCGATGGATGTCCGCGCATGGCGGAAACGCAAAGACCTGCACATCAAAGTGCATGCGGAGGCGGCGGCCACAGACGGAGTTCCGCCCACAACTGGAGTCGCCGCCTCTGCCGACCTCAACCAAAGCGATGCGCTCGCCCGCATCTACAACCTGCCCGTCGCCGCACGCGAACTGTTGAAAAAGACGTGGCCCGTACCCGGCGTGAAACTCCCAGACATGAACGAAACGCAGCTCGACATCCTGCTCGCACGCATCGTCGAGTTGGAGACCGAGCACTCCGCGCCGTTCATGCCCGACCCCGACCCGCTGCCCGTCAAGAAGAAAACAGCGGTCAAGAAGAAGGCGGTCAAGAAGTGAGCGCCAATCTGCCGTCACCGTCAACCGTCAAGTCCTACGTCAATCACTCCATCCCGAGAGTGCAGGCAGTGTTCTTCGAGTTGCGCGAACTCATCACCACGCCGAAAGACCGGTGGACGCCCGAACAGAAGAAATGGTGGGCATCGGTCAACATCTGCCTCGGTCAACTTGAATCCGAACTTCGCGAACAGAAGAAGGTGAAGAAGTGAGCGCCCTCGAAGGACACCTCGTACCCGACGCCGACGTCGCCGAACTCAAGCAACGCTTCAAAGCCATCGGCGACACCCTCCGCGCCGAGATACGCGACATCTCCGACGAAGCGTTCGGTGCGATCAGCATGAACCCACCCACCGAACGTCGCGTCGGCATCGCACGCATACTTCTCGAAGTGGCCGAACAGGAAGGCCACATCGACAAAGACCTGGTGAGAAGCATCTGCACGCTTCGCACCGGGAAGCACTACCCGAGTGCAGGATTCGCCCTGGCGGATTTGTCATGGATCGACGCCGAACGAGTTTGGTCGACGTTCCAAGACATCTACGCGGAGCGCGTCGAAATGGAATACATCCCAGAAAGCAACCACTACACCATCAAGGAGCATCATCATGTCAGATGAGTTCATGCAATCAACCGCAGGCGGCCCCAAACTGCCCGCACTCAAGTTCACCAAGGTAGGTGACGTCCACACGGGTGTCGTCACCGCGGTGACCAAACTCGAGGACCGAGACCCGGCAGGGAACGCCAAGACCTACGACAACGGCGACCCGCGCTACGTCTTCGTCTTCACCCTCGACCAGCCGACCGGCGCATCAAACCTGTGGGTGCGCGGCCAGATGGTCAAAGCCATCCGAGAAGCAGCCGAGAAGGCGGGCGTCTCCACGCTCGTCGGCGCAACCCTGTCGGTGAAATACACCGGTGACGGAGAGAAGAAGTCGGCCGCGTTCAACGCACCGAAGCTCTACGCCGCCAAGGTCGAACCCGCCAAGCAGGACGACTCCAAGGAGATGTGGTAGTGACCACGCAGGCCACGCTCGTCGCCCTCGGTGGCGTCGTGGCCTTGTGGTTCGCCCTGCTCTGGCTGGCCCTGCGTCAGCCGGGGCGGGGCACCCGCAACACCGAACATGACGAAGCAAGAGATTCGTGACGCACTCGAGTTCCTTCAACGTGTCTTCGTCGGCCCCGACGACGTCGACCGGTTGGAGGCAGCAATCAAAGCACTCAAAACCGAACTAGCCAGGAGGAACAAGAAATGACCTACGACCCCGACATGCTCCGCCAAATGAACGAGGAGGCCCAGCTCCGCATCGCCGAGTTGTCCACCGCGCTCGAAGGCGTGACCGACATCCGCGACAACCTGCAAGACAGCCTCAACGCTGCGATGCACGAGATTGACGCCTACAAGAAACACGTCGAGGTGCTCGAGGCCACGATCAGCCGTCTGCGTCTCCACATCGCCCAGGGCGTCGAACTATGAAACTGATTGCAACAGCCCTGCTCGTTGCGTTGATTGTCGTGCTACTCGTTGCGGAGTATCGCTAATGACCGACGGCGCAGACATCCTGACCGAAGCCCACCACCTCATCACCGGGCCACGCCAAGCCGAATACTCACACCCGTTCGACGACTACTACAAAGTCAAAGAACTCTTTTACCAGATGACCGGCATCATGCTCACCGTCAAACAAGCCGTCACCTTCATGGTGTGCGTCAAGATGGCGAGACTCTCAACCAACCTCGAGAACGACGTCTGGAAACGCGACACCGTCGTCGACGCAGCAGGATACCTCGGCTGCCTATCCATGGTGCACGAACACAGCGACGCACGCATGCGCCAACTACGCAGAATCGACGCAGACCTCGAATGAGCATGCTCGAACCCAAGTTCATCACCGTCATGGCCGACCACGACGCCCACGCACGCTGGGTCGCACCCATCGACGCCACCGACGTCGTCAACGCCTACCGCACCGGCGGCATCTACCTCCTCGTCACACTCGACCAAGAAGGCAACCTCCAAGTCGCATTCAAGCCGGGCCGCCATTGGGAAGCGTCCTGGTCGCCACCGATTAGCCTCGACCGCAAATGAAACTCACCCTCGACGAATGGATCGCCATCCAAGTCGGCCGAGGCATACTCGAACCACACGGCGAACACAACAGCATTGACATCTACCTCGCCACAAGCCAACCTTGGATGGAGCACAACATGAACCCGAACGACCCAACCAAACCGTGCGGATGCGAACCCGTCCCCACCAAGCCATGTTGCGACGGTGGCGATGACGAAGAAGACTGACCCACTCGAGCTCTACATCAACTCCGTCGGCGCCGGATGGTGCATCCGCTACCTCATGATCGCCATCGTCGAAGACGAACAAGGCGAACAACAGTTCCTCGTCCAAGCCTCACCCAACCAGACCGCCGCCGAAACCATCGGCCTCTGCGAAGCCGTCTCACACATCCAGAAAGCCAAAATCGCCCAAGCATGGATACGCGAAGAAGACGAAACCGACGACGAGTGACGTGGCATTGCCCGCGTTGTGAAAATAAAATAACTCTTCACATCACGCCGAGCGAACCACCGATCTGCACGCGGCATTCGCCGTCACCAGTCGTGATGGAAAAATCTTCGTCGGGGTGCACCGTCGAGCCCGCCTGACCTGCTACCGTAAGTCCACGCTCGCCCGCCGGTGAGTTCGGAGCACACCCGCCGTGTGCACAACCAAGGAGTCAACATGACACCATTGGAACGAAAGAAAGTCCAGGAGTTGCAACGCCAACTCGTGGGCGAAGCACAACTAGCCGACAAGCTGTACGCAGCACTGGTACACGGAGGATTCGACAACGTCTGGTGGGCGTTGCAGGACTACCACGAAGCCAGAGGCCGCCAAGAGTTCAAGGCACCCAAAACCAAGAAGGCCGCCCGCCGCAAAGCAGATAACGAACTGAAGATGCAGACGTGGCGCGTCATCAACTGCAAACCGTTCTACCCGCCCATCGAACCGAACCAGGACGAACAGCAATGACCATGTTCCTACTCGGCTTCGCCTTCGCACTCAACATCGCCAACCGACTACTCAAGGAGAAACAGCAATGAAACGAAACATCTACATCCTCCACGCCAATGGCGCGCTCGGCGTCACCCGCGTGGACTACGACGACGACACACCAGGCGACATCATCATCGCCGCCGGTGGCAGCCAAGTCGATCAGGCGATGCAATGCTTCATCGAGGAAACCAACATCGACCCGGCAGACATCACCACGGTGACCGCGGCCAGCGAATACCGCCGCATCACCGTCCCGATCGCCAAGGTCGGTGCGATGGCCAACCAGACCGTCGAACAGTTCTTCCGCGAACTGTGGGGTGACGAGGTGTACGACACCGAAGCACTCTCACGGGATTGGGACTAAATGCCACGTGGCGTAGACCGCCAGCGGTGCCTCCCTGCCGCTGCCCTCCTCGAGCAGTTCGAGGAGGGCACGTGGGCGAGCATCATCGCCGAACACCTCGGCGTCACCCGCGCCACCATCCAACGATGGCGCAACGGCAAGACGCTCCTCGACCCGTACAGCGCCGACAAGTTCGCCATCAAACTCGGCAAACACCCGTGCCAAATCTGGCCGCAATGGTTCGACATCCCACTCACCACCAAACAGGAGAAACGCAATGACCGCAAATGAACGACACTTCAAGCGAGACGCCATCCTCAGCGCCAAACACCGCACCTGGGGATTCAACGTGCCCGCAGTCGACATCGACTTCCTCATGATCGAATACGACCAGTCGGTCGCCAAAGCGTTGATTGAGTACCGTCACATCAACGGCGTCGTGCGCGTCGACGCCAGCGTCAAAGCGATCATCGACCTCGCCGACCGTGCCGGTCTGCCGTTCTTCATCGTGCAGTATTACTACGCCACCGACGACGGCACCCGGTGGAAAGAAGCCACCGTCGACACACCAGCGTTCTTCCGTGTCACCACGATGAACAAGCTCGCCGAACAGGCGTACTTCAGTTGGGGTGATGAATGGATGAGCGAACAGCAATACCGTGAATGGTTGCATGAGATTCGAGGCCGCAAGGTCTGACCCACTAACCTGACTACCTACTAACTAACAATCCAGGGAGACCCGCCATGAACGTGCTCGAGCACGCTCTGTCATACGCCGCACGCGGCATCCGCGTCATACCCATCGCACCAGGCGAGAAGTATCCGTCAGGCATCGAGGCGTGGCAAACCAAAGCCACCAGCGACACCGACACCATCACCACATGGTTCACCACGACCTACAAAGGTTGGGGCGTCGGCATCGCCACGGGCAAACTCCGCGACTCCTACCTGTTCGTCCTCGACATCGACGACCGTGAACAGCATCGCGGCTCAGACACGTTGGCTGACCTCGAAGCAGAACACGGCGAACTACCGCCAACCGTGACGGTGCACACGCCATCCGGTGGCCGCCATCTCTACTTCCGCTGCAACATCAACGTTCGCAACGACGCAGGGAAACGCCTCGGCCCCGGTCTAGACATCCGAGGCGAAGGCGGCCAAGTCCTCGCACCACCAACGCTGCATCCGAACGGCAAACCGTACATCGAAGACGTTGAACACGGCTTCAATACCGCACCCGCCTACGCACCCGACTGGCTCATCCAACGCTTGACGGTAGAGCCGAAGATAGATCGCCACCAGCCACACGACCTCGACGGACTCCGCGACGACCCCAACCTGCCATCCACCCGCTACAACGCCTCACACGACTGGCATTCACTCCTCACCGCAGACGGTTGGCGACACGCCTACCAACACAACGGCACCGACTACTACACCCGCCCAGGCAAAGACCGAGGCATCTCGGCCAGCGTCAACCACAACGGCAACGACGCCCTCATCGTGTTCAGTACCAATGCACCCATCCCACCCGGCGGATACTCACGCTTCGGCTACTACGCACAAACCCGCCACGGCGGTGATTGGAAGAAAGCCTCCGCCACCTACCTCGGCACCAACCCCACACCCACCACAGCCACCACCCACGAGTTACTCGAGCAGCTCATCGTCTGGCAAGACTTCTGGAACCAAGACCACAAATCAGAAGACTGGATCGCCTACCCACTCATCGCACGCGGACGCCAGACAGCACTCTTCGCCGTCAGCAAAGAAGGCAAGTCCTACATCGCCCTCGCCTGCACCGCAGCCCTCGCCACAGGCAAACCCATCTTCGGCAGACCAGCCCAACCACCAGTCCACGTCCTCTACCTCGACTACGAAATGACCGCATCAGACTTGATGGAACGCCTCGACACACTCGGCTACACCAGAGAAGACGACCTCAGCCACCTCCACTACGCCCTCATCCCAAGCCTCCCACCACTCAACACCTACGAAGGCGCAGCAGCAGTCATGAAACTCGTAGAACTCACAGGAGCCCAAGTCGTCGTCATCGACACCACCGGCCGAGCCGTAGAAGGCGAAGAGAACTCAGCCGACACCTACCGCGAGTTCGCCCGCACCACCGGACTAAGCCTCAAAGCCGCAGGCGTCGCCCTCCTCCGCACCGACCACGCAGGCAAAGACAAAGGCAAAACCCAAGGCCAACGCGGATCATCAGCCAAAAACGACGACGTCGACATCGTCTACCACCTCCAACGCGACGGCCACACCATCAAACTCACCCGCATCTTCTCCCGCATCGGCTGGGCACCAACCGAAGTCGAACTCATCGAAGAACAACTCGAAGACGACCACAACCCCATCAGACTCAAAGAAACCCTCGAGACCTTCACCGAAGAAACCTACGACCTCGCCAGACGCATCCTCACGGCCTTCCCTGAGCTCAAACCCGGCATGAAGCAGGAAGACACCACCAAGTTCAGAGACGAAGCCAGAGCACGAGGCATCAAAGCCAAGAACTCCAAATGGTCCAAAGCCCTCCGAGCCATCGCCCAGAACCGACTACGAGACCCACTCGCCTAAAAAAAACGGGGTGGGGTACTTGCAGTCGACCAGCAAGAAAACCGTGCCAAGTTTCTAGCAACCCCACCCTTCTTTCAACACCCCACCCCACCCCGAAAACGGGGACACGAACACGGGACACCAAACTGAAACCGTTGCCAGACAAAGGGACACGGGTGTGTTACGTAGTAACACCCGTGTCCTGTCTCACGATTCGCTCTGTCCCAACCCCAACCCAACCACCCGACACCTACCATCAACACCATGCCCATTCGCCGACCCTGCATCGAGTGTCGCCGACTCACCACCGAAACCACCCGCTGCCCCGTCTGCCAGGGCAAACGTGAGGCCATCAGAAACGCCTCACGACCGCACTACAAGGGCGACTACCCAGAGCGTGCCCGCCTAGTGAGGGAGACCGCAACACACTGCTGGATCTGCGGCGAAGGACCACGCGACGGCGACCCATGGACAGCCGACCACGTCTTCGGTCCAGAATCCGAAGTGCTCGCGGCCGCTCATCGCAGCTGCAACTCGAGTCGCGGCGCGACCGAGCAGCGACCCTGACCCGACCCGACCCCGCCCCGGCATCACCTGGGGTGGGTCAAAATCTGGGCGAGGCAAACGAAAAAAGACCCATGCCGTGTGATACGAGCGCGTCGGTGGTGGTCGGGTACCGCCTACCCTTGATGCGTGGCCACGCAACGCACCGGGGTTGGCCGCGGCAAGCGCCGCGAGCCTGTCGAGAAGAAACGCCGACGTGGCGCAGAGCTGCGCGGGCATCTGCCTGCGGTGCCGGTGCCCGAGTTCGCCCTGGCGACGGTCGGCCTGGGTGATCTGCCCAAGGCACCGGACACATTGTCCGACTACGGCTCGGCCTACTGGTCGATGTTCTGGAACGCGGGTCGGCGTCATCTGAGTGAGGCTCACGACTCGGCGCTCATCGAGCGGTTGTGTCTGGCGTTCGAGCAGTTGGCTCGGATTGAGGCGTGGCTCGGTACGGATGTGACGCGCTGGTTCTATGAGACGGCGAACGGACAACTTGTGACGCATCCGCTCATCAAGCAGAAGACGGAGCTGAATGCGCAGGTGACTGCTTGGCTATCGTTGTTGGGGTTCACACCGTCTGACCGGGCGAGGCTCGGTCTCGCCGAGATAAGGGTTGCCAATGAGCTCGATCAGTTCCGTCGTCGCAACACCAAGGTGGTCGACGCCGAGGTTGCACCCGCAGTCTGACGGTCAGCGTGTCGCGGATTTCGCGTCGACGTTCATGCATGTCTCCAAAGGGATACGTGCTGGTGACCCGTTTGTGTTGGTGCCGTGGCAGCGGCAGTTGATTGAGAACCTCTATGAGCGCAGGTCCGATGGTCTGTTGAGGTATCGGCGCAGTCTGATTGGTCTGGGCCGCAAGAACGGGAAGTCGTTGCTCGGTTCGCTGGTTGCGCTCTACGGGTTGATTGAGGGTGAGCATGGTGCTGAGGTGTATTCGGCGGCTGGTGATCGTCGGCAGGCGCGTGTGGTGTTTGATGAGGCGAAGTGGCAGGTGCAGCAGTCGCCTGCGTTGAGTGGGATTTGCAAGGTGTATCGGGATGCGATTGAGGTGCCCAGCACGCACAGCGTGTATCGGGTGTTGTCGAGTGATGCGAAACTTCAGCAAGGTCTGAACCCGAGCACGGTCATCTTTGACGAGTTGCACGTGCAACCGAACTCGGAACTTTGGGATGCGTTGACGTTGGGTTCGGGTGCGCGACGTGACCCGCAGATTGTGGCCATCACGACGGCTGGCTATGACCTGTCGAGCATCTGCGGAACTCTTTACGCCTACGGCCAGAAGGTGTGTCGTGGCGAGTTGGAGGATGAGCAGTTCGGGTTCTGGTGGTGGGAAGCGCCGGAGGGTTGCGACATGAATGACCGTGATGCGTGGTTGCAGGCGAATCCGAATCTGGCTGAGGGTTTGTTGGACATGGAGGACATGGAGATTGCGGTGCGTCAGACGAGCGAAGTGAGTGTGCGTCGGTATCGGTTCAATCAGTGGGTTCGGACTGCTGAGGATTCGTGGTTGCCGCAGGGTGCGTGGGAGTTGTGCCGTGAACCTGAGTTGCAGTTGCAGCCGGGTGCGGCGACGTGGGTCGGTGTGGACATGGCGTTGAAGCGCGATACCACCGCGGTCGTACTCGTTCAGCGCGTGGAGGGCAGGCTGGTTGCGCGGGCGAAGATTTGGTTGCCCGAAGGCGGCGTGCTCGACGTGGCTGCGGTCGAGTCGTACCTGCGTGAGATTGCGCAGCAGTACGACATTCAGGAGATTGCGTTTGACCCGGCGTTCTTCATGCGCACCGCCGAAGCGTTGGCCGAAGACGGGTTCCCGATGGTTGAATACCCGCAGTCGCCGCAACGCATGGTGCCCGCGTGCGGCAACCTCTACGAGTTGATCGTGAATCAGAAGCTCGCACACGACGGCAATCCAATCTTCTCCGACCAGGTGTTGTCGGCTGCGCAACGTGTGAAGGACAACGGTTGGACGTTGAGCAAAGGCAAATCGAAACGCAAGATTGACGCGGTGATTGCGTTGGCGATGGCGACCGACCGGGCGACGACGACACCGGTCGAGCAACCCGAGCCCGGCTTCTTCGTGGTGTGACTAGCCTTGTTCGTCTAACCTAGGAGGTCAGGATGGTCGTGGTCGTACTTGAAGTTCTCGGAATCGTTGCGCTGGTCGCCGCTGGGTTCTTGGTTGCACCGGCGTTGGGTGCGATGGTATTCGGCGTTGCCTGTCTCGCTGCCGCGTTCGCGTTGGCCCGTTCCGAAAAAGTCGGTGACGATAAATGATTCTTGACCGCCTGATTCCGTCGCGTCGAACCAACGACGAAGAACGCGCCATCTCGTTCCAATCGCTCTTTGCGATGGGCGACGGATACACGTTCACGACCAACTCGGGCGTCTACGTCACCCAGGAAGACTCGCTCAAGATCGGCACGGTGTACGCCTGCGTGCGTCTCATCGCCGACACCATCGCCAGCCTGCCTGTCGATTCCTACATCCGCCAGGAAGGTGTGCGCCTTCAGTATCGGCCGCGCCCGACATGGCTCGACTCGCCCGACATCGGTGTCACCAAAGACGACCACTTCCAGCAGGTCCTCGTCTCGCTGCTGTTGAACGGCAACTCGTTCACTCGCATCATCCGTGACGAGGATGGCGAGGTACTTGCCCTGTCGGTGTTGAACCCGCAGCACACCGAGGTGCGTCGCGACAACTACGGCCGACTCTTCTATGTGCACAACTCGAAGGACCGTATCGAAGACGTCGACATGATCCACATCAAGGACTTGGTGTTGCCGGGCGAGTTGCGCGGCAAGTCACGCATCGACCTCGTCAAAGAGAACCTCGGCCTGTCGCGTGCGCTCGAAGAGTTCGCCGCACGATTCTTCGGACAAGGCTCGTCAACGACCGGCATCATCCAGTTCCCCGGCAACCTCTCACGCGAACAAGCCAAGAATCTTGTCGATGCGTTCGAGGATGGCCACAAAGGGTTGCGTCGTTCGCATCGCCCAGGCATCCTCTTTGGTGGGGCGACGTTCCAGAAGACCGGTGTCGACCCGAACGAATCACAGTTCTTGGAGTCGCGCCAGTTCGCGGTCGAAGAAATCGCACGCATCTTCCGTGTCCCGCCGTCGATGATCGGTGTGACCACACCGGGCGCGATGTCGTATGCGTCGGTCGAAGCGAATCAACTTTCGTTCCTGCAACACTCGCTCGTTCCGTACCTCTCGAAACTCGAGTCCGAATACAGCGTCCTGCTGGCCGGTCGTGCGTTCATCCGCTTCACCACCGCAGGTCTTCTGCGTGGCGACATCGCCGCACGCAACGCCTCCTACTCGTCAGGTCTCGCCAACGGCTACCTGTCGGTCAACGACGTGCGCCGATTCGAGGACATGTCACCGATTGAAGGTGGCGACGCCTACCGCGTACCGCTCGCCAACATTGACATCACCGCAGCGAACCTCGCCGATCTCGACCGCAAGTCGCTCATCGCGCAACGTCTCGTGCTCGCAGGCTTCGACCCGGCTGGCGTGCTCGCAGCTCTCGACATGCCGAGCATCGAACACACCGGTCTGCCATCGACACAACTACAGCCGCTCGCGAGCGTCAACCCTGTTGACCCGGCGGCCGCCTACGAAGTCAACTCGAAGCGCGAACTCAACCTCAACATGCCCGAACAAATCATCCACGTCCCAGCCCCGCACGTGCACGTCGACGCACCTGTCGTCAACGTGCCCGAAACCGTCGTCAACGTCAACGTGCCCGAGCAACGCACGGTCATTCGCAGCGTGGTGCGTGGCGAAGACGGACGCATCAACGAAATCATCGAAAGGGTTGAAGGCTGATGGCAACGGGTGTTTCTTCGTATCTTGCGAACGCATGGCTTGACGCGGTCGGCAACGCAACATCTTTCTCGGTTGCGACCGTGTATGTAAAACTGCATGTCGGTGACCCCGGCGCAAACGGAACATCGAACGCGGCAACGGAAACGACACGCAAAGCGGCGTCGTTCGCAGCCGCCTCGTCGGGCTCGATCGCATCTGATGCCGCAATCACCTGGACGAACATCGCCGGTTCGCAAGACGCAACACACTTCACCGCATGGGACAACGTGTCCGCAGGAAACTTCCTCTTCTCGGGAACCATCACCGCAAACGCCTACACCGCAGGCGACACGTTCACGATCTCGTCGGGTGCGCTCACAGTCTCACTGACCGTCGCCTCCTGAGTAGGCAACCGTGACGACACGGTTCATCCTCGACACCTCGGAACTCGACGACGCGAACGTCGGACTTGACGGCCCATCACCAGCGTTCGTTCTCGACACCTCCGCCCTTGACGGCGACGGCAAACTCGACGGCGTCACGTTCACCACGACGGCGACGGCTGCCGCCGCTTTGGGTGCCGTATCGGCTTCGGCGACCGGCACGGTCATACCGGTCATCACCGCAACCGCCGACGCGCCACTTGGAGAGCTGCTGGCAGAAGTCTCCGAAATCGTCATCACCGTCGATGCCGACGCGACCGCCGACATGGGCGGATTGACCGCCAATGCCGATGCAGTCGTCAGCGTGGCCGCAGAGGCGTCTGCGAGCCTCGGAGAAGCGACATCGGCGGCAACTGGTCTTATCACCGTGGTCGCCTCAGCCACGGGCCTCCTGGGCGGTTTGGTGGCTGCTGCCGACGGAATCATCTCCGCTGACGCGGTCGGCGATGCCCCGCTCGGTTCACTCGCCGCAACCGCCACCGGGACGGTCATACCACCGACACCGCAACCGCAGGCCGAGGTTGGTGGTCGGCCGTATCCGCAACGCAAACCCAAACCGAAAAAGGTCGAGCCCATCGTCGAGCTCATACCTGAAATCGTCGTCGTGCCAACCAAGACGGTGCTCGCGTATTGCACGCCGATCGTTGCGTCGGTTTCGGCTACCGCTTCTGGTGCCGTCACGTTCTCGGGCGAGGATGACGACTTGCAAGTATTGTTGATGCTCTGAGGTAATCATGACCATCTCGCACAGTCAGGTTTCAGTCGGCACGGTCGCAACTTCGCTCGGCGTTTCGTATCCGATGGAGAGCACCGTCAGTCTTCACAACATCGACAACACCGACCGCATCTACATCGGTGGTGCTGCGGTGACGACATCAACCGGATTCGCGCTCGACAAAGGCATCATCATGCAAGTCACGATTCCGGCAGGCGACCAGCTGTATGCGGTGTCGACGAAGGCTGGTCATGTCATCACGGTCCTTCAACCCCGGCCGAATGGCTGATGCCGTACTTCATCTCTGACTCCAACCCCGACTGCTCAGGCTGGGCGGTCGAGAAGGAAGACGGAGAAGTCATCGGCTGCCACACGTCGAAGCAGGCGGCCATCGACCAGATGGTCGCGGTGTCGATCGCCGAGGACATAGAACCGGGTGGCGAGCGCAACGACTATTACGACGACGAAGACGAACCAGACGAAGACGACGTCGACTCTCGGGCCGATGCACCAGCCCCGACAAAGGACCAGATTATCGGGTCGGAAGAGAACGAGCCTGGTTCGGCTGCTGGCAAAGGTGGCGACATCGAACTTGATGCATCGACCGAAACCGCATTGAGCAACAAAGCCGAAGAACACAATCAGGACATGTCGGACCGTGACCGACCCGAGTGGACTCGGGTGCGTGTCGGCGCGTTGCGTTCCGTCTACCGTCGCGGTGCCGGTGCGTATTCGACGTCGCATCGCCCAGGTGTTTCGCGTGGCGCGTGGGCGATGGCCCGTGTCAATGCGTTCCTGTTCCTCGCACGCACCGGTCGACCAGAGAACCCTTCATACGTCGGTGACAACGACCTGCTTCACCCGGATCATCCGCGCTACTCGGAATCAAAGTCCATCGAAGACCGAGAGCTGCCAGAGAACTATCGGCCAGCGTCGAACCCAGACGTGCCTGCGAACCACAACTGCGGCAACTGCGGATTCTTCAAGAACTTCTGGTGCAAGCGTTGGGATGCCGAAGTCTCGTCTGCGTATTACTGCAACGCTTGGCATGAAGTGGAAGGTTCGCCGAACGAGAACCCAGGACAGACCGTTCAGACGGGAGACGTCAACGATGAAGACCCGCAATACCAGCCGTACAACAACACCTACGACCGGCAGCTCTCGTTCGACGTTCCGGTCTACATCCGTGAAGCGGCCCGCAAAGGTCTCGACTATTACGGTCAGGGTCTCGGTGGTGACGGTCTTGTGGCGAGAACTATTCGTGAGGCCCGCGAGATGGCTGCGGGAAGAATCAGCGAGGACAAAGTCATTCGTGCAAACGCTTGGGGAGCAAGACACCTGGTAGACCTCGAAGCGCCGCAGAACAGCGACGCCGACAACGACGGGTTCCCCGGCAACGGTG